CCGGTCAGTTTGTAGTTAGCGCCCGAGCGAGCGACGATGAACTCGTCACCGCCTTGAGCTGGCGCGCCTGAACTTAATGCGCTGATCTTGGTATCGGCCATGACTTACTCCAGAAGTATCTTGTCGCCGCTTTCGAGCTGCGCGAATGAAGTGTCGTCCTCAAGCAGGAGCGCATCCACACCGGGGCTCGGAGCGGGGACGAACTCTGGATTATCCCGAGTCGTTGTCCGAGCGTGAGTGCGCGATCGAGTACGCTCCTCAGTTCTCATTACGAACCTTGAGTCGGTATCCGCAATGCCATCGCGTAAACCGCGGTCGCCGTTGCAATCGCGGCGCGGATCTCACCAGCGCCGAGCTCGAAGATGCCGCCGCCTGCGGCAGTTAAATTGGTATCCGTACCAACTTCCTGCGCCGTGCCGTTCGGGCCTTTGCACTCAAGTTTGACACTACCGCCGCCGAAAGTTGCCTCGACGCGGAACTCACCGCGACCACCCGGCCAAAAGAACCAGCTACCCGTCGCGCTGGCGTTAGATGCGAGGACAATGCCTGTTGCCATGATGAAACTCCGTTAAGCCGCGACGGCCTTGATGACAGCGAAACTGAGAACGACGGCCTCTGACAAGCTGCCGGAAGTCTGACAGTTGAATAGGGTGATCGAGCATGACCCGGCCGCCACCGCGCCGGCGCTCACGAGATACGCCCCGGCAGTGCCGCCTGACTTGACGCTCACGGCCACGACATCGGTCGCCGCAATCGCGCTGTTGGTCAGGGTGAACGCAACCGGCGTCTGGTGGGAGAGCGAGGCACTGTCCATCGTGATCTCGCCACAGATCTTGTTGAGCGTGACGCCCGTAGACTTGCTAGTGGCCTGCGTGACTGTGCCGCCTGCGCCTGTGCCGTAGCCGACGCCAGCCGTGTCAGAGGTCGACTTGATCGAACTCACCGCAGTCGCTGCACCTGTGAGCGTAGTCACACCGGAGACGACCATCGCACCTGCGAGGTTCATCGTACCGGCTTTGGTGATGTATGCCTTGTCGACGCCGCCAACCTGCAAACTGAGAAGCCGCGAGGCTGCATCCGACGCCGTGTCTGTGACGTTGAGCTTGATGCCGTTGAACGCCGTCAAAACGGAATTCCAAGTCGCCGACATGTTGTCGACGCCAGCGCCAACCAACGAATAAACCGCGATCTTCTTCGTCTCGGTCGCAGACAGATCGACGATCGGAAGAACGTCGTTGCCGCCAGAGACATCGCCCTGCGCGAGCGAGGTGAGCTGTGTGATCTTCTTTGTGGACATTACATGCCTCCACCGAGGAGCTTGGTGGTCGCAACACCGCCCTGCTGCCGGGATTCAGGTGTCGACATCATCGTGCTTGCGCGGCCTCGTCGACGGCGCAGACGGGTTGATTCGATCTCACGCGCCTTGGCCATGTCCGTCTCGGGAGGAGGCGGCGGCGGTTCGATCTTCGGCATCTTCGGCTTGAATAGTCCAGACATAGACACACCCTCTCGGTTTGCGCGAGTCTAGCCCAACACGTTGTAGTCTGCTATAGCGGCACCCGCTTGTCGACCTCTCCGCTCTGTGCCTCTGAATGGCCTGCGACCTTTGGCGAGATATCTCATCGCGTCCGCATGGTGCGACGTCCAGTCGTGCAAAGGTCTGTCCCTGAACCGCTGCAACCGTTCGTCATACTCTCTGCGATATTGACGCAATGCATCAATCGCTCGCGTCATGCGCGCCTTGGCATCGTCTGGCGTCTCGCCCGGGAACGGATCTGGCGTCGCGTTGAACTCGCACACCGGCAGCATCTGACGCACGGCCTGAATGCCGTCATCGACGCTATCGGCCTCGAGGATGCGTGGCTTCAGCCCGTATCCCGCGGCAGTCTCCACGCGAGTCGCACCTGATCCCCACTCTCGTACCGCCCCATCATGCGGCCATATGGTGTCGCCGTAGACATAGTCCATCGCCAGCAGCTTCTTGGCGTACCAGTCGAGCCCGACGCCACTGCCCTCGAGCACGTTGATGATGCGGATCTTGTGGCCGACGAACTGGTAAAACCAGATCACGGTGGAGTCGCCGACACCGATATCCCACGCCGTACCGACCGGCTGCGCGACGACATGCGGGAACGCACCAATGCGGCCCTGCAGCTCTGCCGATCGCATGAGCTCGCCGTAGTAAGCGCCCGGTATGTCTGCATCGAAGTCGCAGTAATACTCCTGCCGGATGATGGCCTCGGCCTCCTTGTCGCCGCGCTCCATCTTCAGCTCTTTCCGCTCGCGCCTGATCGTGTCGATCGGGATCGCCTTCGTGTCCTCGACCGTCAGCACCTGCCCAAACCACTCAGGGTCTTTGCGCGCAAACTCGACCAGTCTGGCGAAGTGATTGCGACCTCGAGGTGTCGAGATGAAGATCGCCCAGCCGTTGTTCTCGGCGAGGATGGGGCGCAGGAATGCCCACGCATTCGGGTCTGCCATCGCGTACTCGGAGAACACGACACCGACCGGGGGCGAACCGACGAGGCTGTTGTAGTTGTCCGAGCCTACGACCTGCCACGTTGATCCGTTCTTGAACCGGATAAACATGTCCTGCTCGCGGGTTGTCTCGCGCAGCTCCAGCGGGAATGCGTCATCGATGCGGCGTCTGCCGGTATGCGGGTTGATCGCGTCCCAAATCGCTTTGCGTGACTGGTTGGCCAACGGCAGCAGGTGCCAGTAGCCGCCGGGGCGAGTCATCATCGACACCGCTGCCCAATGCAAAGCCAATTCATCTTTTCCGGAACGGCGATGCCACGCCAGCGCGAGGCGCTTATGCCCGCCCTCGAGCGCGCGCCACGCAGCTACCTGATAGGGTCTTGGTCGCCAGCCGTTAGCCGGCAGACTTATCGTCGGCATCGGTGAGCCGCAGCACGTTGACCGTTAAACCGACATTGCCCGAGTGTTCGACCTCGGCCTTATCGCCGTATCGCTTGGGCAGGAACTTGCTAGCAAACCACTTGCGGGCATCGAGCTCGACTCTGGCCTGCTGTGCGTCGATTACGCCGTTCCGCATGTCCTCAATGACCTGCTCTGCTTTCTCGACCTGATCGGCTGCAAGGGCTTCTAATGCGCGCGCGTACGAGTCACCAGCAGTTACCTTCAACGCCGCGGCGCGAAAGGTTGCTCGGTTGACGCCGACCTCTCGACAGGCTGCGGCTTCGGACATTCCGTCCTCGACAAGTTCTAGGACTCGCCGGACTTGCTCGGCTCTATCGGTCATCCCATCGTCTTGCGGGTGAACATCCCGCGCTTACCGGCTTTCTGTGCGGCCTTGCGGGCGACGTTGAGTGCGATCGCGACGGCCTGCTTCTGGGGGCGTCCTGACTTCACCTCTTTCGAGATGTTCTTCGAGATGGTTTTCTTTCCGTATCCTTGCATAAGGGGCATGGTTAATTACCTTTAGCCTTGTTTCGTTTATTAACGACCCGTCATCCGTTTGGTTGCGGCACCTTTAGCGCGCCAGCTTTCCAACCATTGCTGTCCCTGCTGGGGTGTCTTTAGCCCAACTTCGTCAGGGTTGATTCCGGTTTCTTCCATCAGTTTACTTTTCCACAGCGTCTTGTGACCTGCCTTCTTCAACTGGATTTTACGTCCAAATGCGTTCTCAGCGTACGAGCCCCAATGGAACTTGTTTTCGTCGTAAGGGTCGCGCTCTGGTCGAACCCCCATCTTCCACGCCGTGAAGTAATCGTAGTCTGCGCTTTCAGATAGGTTTGGTTCCTCGCCGTACTGTTTGACGAACTCCTTGAACCAAGCCGTTTTCCTGATTTCCCCCTCCACTTTCTTGCGTTCTCCTACCGTCGAGCGCAATGCGGATTTGAGTTTCTCAGCGAATGCCACAATTACTTACCTTTCGCCTTGTTTCGTTTACTTATCGCCGCGGCTTTCGCTCTGGCGTCCTCTTTGCTGCTGGCACCCCACGCCTTGAGCGCGAGGGCTAGTCGTGTGGGTTTTCCTCGGTCATCGACCATCGGCCCGCTAGCATTCCCCATCCTCGCCAGAAAGCTTGCTCTGCGCGGATTATCGCCGCTTCGCACCGGAGCTTTAAGTTTTCCACCAGTCTCGCGAGCATAACTAGCCCTGCCCTTTTCGTTCAGGCCACCCTTTGGGTTTTGCCCTTCCTTGCGCTGCCATGCAGGCGTTTTCATTTGCGCTTGAGTGCGGTCTTCATCGACTCACGAAATGCTTTCGCGGTCGGTGCGCCCGCGGTTCCCGGCTTACGCATCTTCTCGCCACTGCCCTCGGCAATGCGCTTACGCTTGGCCCAGATGTTTGCGTAGAGTCCCGGTTTGCTTGCCATACATCCTCACGCTGCCGGTGGCAGGTCGTTGTCAACTACGGGTTTCCTGACCCGCGCACCTCGAGCAAATGTCAACACGGTCGCCTTCTCAGTCTTGACCGGGTTGCACTCCCAGCACCTGATCCAGTCTCCGTGACCGTCCGCAAGCCATCCACTGGCATTGCAGTTCGGACACAGGATCAGTTTCATTCCGTCGCTCATGTCAGCGCGCGAATCACCCAAGTGGCCACCGAGAATGCAAGGCCAAGCATTGCGCCAGTTCCCGTCGCCAAAGTGATGAACCAGACCCAATCCATCAGGAGTCTAGTCGACGCTGATTGTGCTTCAGAATCTGTCTCGCCCATTTGCTCGGCTCGTCATTGTTCCACCTTTCGATTCTACGCAGAACACGCTCGTATGCAAGCAGGGTCGAATGCAGCTCAGAGATCGTCGCCAGCGTCTCAGCGTCGTTCACGGTCATCTGCACAATCACGGTTTCCATCGTCCCTCCGTAGCCACGCGGGTACCTCTCGCGCGTCTGACCGATAGGGTGCCGCCATGCCAACCTCGACGCAACTCAGTTCGCGCTCGAGAGCGTAGAGCTCTGACCGCAGATCGCGGATTCGCTGCTGGAGCTGGCGCTTCCGTAACTCTCGCATCGTCAATGGCGCCACAGATGTGGGCGATGAGGCTGGGGATTCTGAGCGCAATGATGGCGTCATGGTGTTTCTCCTGTCTGCATGATTTGTAGTACTGGGTGCCACAGATGGCACAGTATTTGGCTTTCATCTTTCGGGCAGCTCGCCGCGGATCATGGGCAATGCGTCCTCGAGCTTGAGCATGACGAGCCACCCCTTGCCGTCTGCCCGCATGGCTACCACAGGAATGTCGCCAAACTCACATGCGGCCTCGACCTGTTCCATAAACTCGTACACAGAGAGCTTTGCCCGTCGCTTGCACTCCCACCGGAACCGGCCTGTGGTGATGTCGTCGCCGCCGTCTCTCGACTGGCCGATGTTGCGCTTGACCACCCACCCGAGTTGCTCACTTAGGATCTTGGCCAGTTCTCGTTCGCCTTCAGCTCCTTTCCTGCGTTGACTTGCGCTCATTGCACACCCTCAAACCGAAACCACTCACAGATCTCGGCCATGATGGCCTGACTGATCTTGTCTGCGATCTGTTCCTCGGTCGGATCTTCTATGTGCTTGTGTGCTCGATGCAGCCCGGTGCGAATGCCGTTCTCGACGCACTG